TTCTATAATCAACCCAAGCCGGTGCAAAGTGTTATAGCTGGCACGTTTTTGCAACAGGGATTGATCAATGACCCTATTCGTGGTCCTATAAACAGCAGTAGCCAGCGTGAAAGTCCTAGTTCTGTTTATGGTATCAGCACTCCGGGCAAGCCTATATATCAAGGAGGTCTGGATCCCAAGACCATACAAGCCAAGTTAGATTCTGGCGCAGTAAAACCACAAGACATTGTGATAATTGGTCGGCAAGGTGGACATACTGTTGTTATGGACGATGGTAATTTGTCAGGCACAGACACCTTGGTTCGTATACGCACTGCCAAAGGTCATCAAATAACAATGAGCGATGATGGCAATTGTTTTTATATTTGTCATGCCAACGGACAATCGTGGGTTGAGCTTGGACAAAATGGAACTATAGATCTTTATAGCACTAATTCAGTCAATGTGCGAACACAAGGCACACTAAATTTTCATGCTGACAAAGATATCAACATGTATGCTGGTGGTAGTATTAAATTAAAAGCCAACACCAACCTCAGACTCGAAGGTACAACCGGAATTACCATGTTTACTTCTCAGGCAATTGCCATGTATGGTCAAACCAAAGTCAGTGTGCGTAGCGATGGTGCATTGGCTCTACAAAGTAAAACTGGCAGTTGGAATGGTGGCGGAAGTTTGAATCTCAAAGCATCGATAATTAATTTAAATGGTGGTGCTACACAACCTACAACCCCAGTGTCAACCATGGCCGGATATTCACTGGCCGATACCAAATTTATCAGCGGGCAAGGATGGGTTTCGGAACCTGGCATACTGTCAACTATTGTCACTAGAGCACCTACACACGAGCCATTCGCCGGTCATAATAGTGGAGTCAATTCAACAACAGATCTAAACGACCAATCAGCTAACGCAATTTCTAGCGTGTCTTCCATTGCTAATGTTGCCATTGCTCCGACCACTAGACAAGCACAAGCACAAGCAGCTTTTGCCAGAGTCAGCGCACGGGCTGTTCAAAATCCAATTTCTGCTGACAACTATGTAAAAGAACCAACATCGACTTTAACAGTGCCAGCGGCACAGGCGGAACAATAATTATCATGGCCACAATATTAACTACAGGACAAGTAACAGGACTTACAGCTCAGGCCGCAGCGGCTGTTGCATACCCATCATTGGATAATACTGGAGCACTGTTGCCAGACTGGTATATCAACGATAACGGAGTCGCCGTTTATGCTGGCGCAGATATAGCAACCAGAGGCATAGGTATATACGGACAGACTCCGGCTAATTTAGTATTGGTTGGGCTTTTAAAACCAGCAGCTCTGAATTTAATAGTCGACTCTGACATGACAATTACAGTATTGAATACTCCGGCAGCATGGACCGGCGCATATAACATAAACAGTTTAACAGACTATTTAAATGCACCCCTACTACAATATCAAGCGCAGATAGCGTTATACGAAGGTGCTTATCAAGGATTACTTGAATTTGCAGTGATCACCGGCAACGAGCAAGATAGGTATATTGCTACCTTCCTACAGCCGGCAGTTAGATATGGTATAGATGCAGTGGTGTCCTGGATTGAAGGAACCATTGATCCTGACACCGGAGCTGCCATAGAAATTGCCGCAAGACAAGGACAGTATGCTATAGATTTTGTCAATACTTATAGCAATGAGTTAAACATAGCATCCACACCTGCAAGTTCTGACAATACAGTAATTAGAACTCAAATTGATCAAGCAGTTGCAGACATCATCGACAATCCTAAAATACCCACATTAGAATATGCCAACATTACTGCCATCGAAGCCGACATTGTTGCATCGGTTGCAGCAGCCGAGTTGATTGCCGCAGTTGGAAATATAGACATCGCTATACCGCCAAGCAACAACGATGATGGAACCTTCCGTTTTTCACGTGGGTCAAGACAGGGTTAAATACTAGACTATGCCGACATTTATTGGATTTAACACTCAAGATCAATATAAAAAGTTTACATTACTAGATGAAGCTTTGGTCAAACGTGACTTGTTGAACGGATTGAACATCAGACAAGGACAGCTACCAGGCCGCCCACAATTTGGCACCACACTGTGGGATAATTTATTTGAAAATCAATCACCTGAGTTGGTTACTGCTATAGAAAATGAAATTCAACGAGTTGCTGGTTATGACCCACGCATACAGATATCAGAAGTCCAGGTTTTCCCACAGGAAAACGGAATATTGATACAGGTGCAACTGGCCATAGTGCCCAGCACTACTGCACAACAATTGAGCATATTTTTCAATCAACAACAACGCCGAGCCAGTTACGTTTAACTGCGCCGTTTTTGATTTCTATAAATACAAGAACACAGGATCATTATGGCATCTACTACAAGACAAACAGTAATTTTTGGCGTTGAAGATTGGAGAAGAATCTATCAAACATACCAAGAGGCTGACTTTCAAAGCTATGATTTTGAAACCTTACGCAAGAGTTTTGTAGATTATCTTCGCCTATACTACCCAGAAACATTCAACGATTACATTGAAAGTTCAGAATTTATTGCCTTGCTGGACGTTATGGCCTTTATGGGCCAAAGTTTGGCATTCCGCACTGACTTAAACACTCGTGAAAATTACATTGATAGTGCTGAGCGTAGAGACAGTGTGGTTAGACTGGCCAACTTGGTCAGTTATACTCCCAAACGCAATATAGAAGCAAGTGGTTATCTCAAAGTATTTTCAATATCAACCACAGAAGATGTCACTGACGTCAACGGAATTGACCTGGCCAACGTGACAGTCAACTGGGCCGACCCTACAAACTTTAGCTGGCAAGAACAGTTCACAGCAATTATCAATGCCGCACTGATTGATGCACAACGAGTGGGCGTGCCTGGAGCAAGAGCAACAATCCTTGGAATTGACACTGCTGAATACAGTATTAATCTTGTGCCAGGCTACTTGCCTGTGGTACCATATACTGCCACAGTAGATGGTATCAACATGCCATTTGAAGCAGTCACTTCTACCATTGTTGGACAAGATTATGTGTATGAGCCCAGTCCAAGGCCCAGTGGAAGATTTAATGTATTGTTCCGCAACGATCAATTGGGCTTTGCCAGCGCCAACACAGGATATTTTTTCTTGTTCAAACAAGGTACACTGCAAAATCAAGATTTTAATTTGGCCGATCGGGTGAGCAACCGTACAGTAGACATCAATATTGAAGGTGTCAACAACACTGACGTTTGGCTATACCAATTGGATAACGTTGGCAGTATTGCCACTGAGTGGACCTATGTGCCCAGTGTTTACGGTGCTGCCGCAGAACAAACTGCACCCGGTAGTCGACCCTTGTTCAGTGTGACCAGTAGAACCAACGATCAAATAACACTAACATTTGGTGATGGAGTGTTTAGCGATATTCCAGTTGGAACCTTCCGCAACTATGTTCGTGCCAGCAATGGATTGCAATACATTATCAATCCACAAGAAATGCAAAGCATTGCTATACCCATCAGCTATGTGAGTCGCACTGGACAATTGCAAACGCTGACGTTTACTTGTGGTATTACAACACCGGTATCCAACGCTCAACCACGCGAGACTCTTGCACAAATCAAAACCAATGCTCCTGCAAGATACTACACGCAGAATCGCATGGTTAATGGCGAGGACTACAACAACTTTCCACACACAGCCTACAACTCAATTTTAAAAAGCAAAGCATTAAATCGTGCCAGCATTGGAGTTAGTCGTTACCTTGATCTTGTGGACAACACTGGAAAATATTCCAGCACCAACACTTTCAGCAGTGATGGTGCCCTGTATCAAAACTACAGTTTGCCCACTTTCCAATTCATTACGCAAACAACCAACGAAACCAACAGTGTTATTTTAAATGAAGTGCAACCGTTGCTGGCCAGCAGTCAAGCACAGCAATTTTACTATGCACAATTTCCTCGTGCGCCATTGACTAATTTGTCTATGAGTTGGCAACTTAGCACAAGTCAAGCCGGCAGTTCCACTGGTTATTTTAAAAACAGCCTAGGAAACCCAGTACCAATCAACGGTACTTCGTCGTCTAATGCTCAATACATCACTGTGGGCAGTCTTGTAAAATTTGCTGCACCTGCTGGTTATTATTTTGATGCCAACAATCGGTTACAAGTTGGTTCACCAACCCTGGCCGATGAAAAACTTACCATTTGGTCTAGTCCTTTAGAAATATATCTTGATGGAACCAATCAAGGTCAGGGTAATCTTCCCAGCGGCCTAGGTCCTGTTGTATTAAATCAGTATGTGCCAACTGGTGCAATAGCGGTTCAGGTCATACCAATTTTTGTCAAAGAATTACCGACTAGTCTGCAGACCAGTATGGCCGAACAAATTGCTCTGAAACGAAATTTTGGCCTGGGCTATGATAGTTTAGGAACAATTACTGGCACTCCTGGCACGTGGTATCTAATAACCACAACAAATTTAGATGTTGATGCTGCCTGGAGTCAAACCAATGCTGGCAATACCACTGGTGCAGGACTGGATGCAAGTTGGTTTATTGAGTTTGTGTTTAACAGCGGATTTTATTCTGTTAGTTTCCGTGCGCTTGATTACTACTTTGGAAGTGTGGTTCAAACTAGATTCTTCTTCAGTGGCGATCAATTGGTGTATGACAGCAGAACTGGCACAACCATCAGCGACTTTATAAATGTATTAAAAACCAACAGTCAGCCCACATCGGCTGCACCACTAGGATCAGACATCGTAACCAAGATAGTAGGACAACCTATACAGATTGATGGATTGGTTGATGACTATCAGGTGTTGGTTTCATTCTCGGACAGAAACAACGACGGTGTTCCTGATAATCCAGACTTCTTCTCTGAAATCATTGGACCTATACCCAATCCTGCGTCGGCAACCAGCCCTTGGGTATTTTTGCAACGCATTGTGGATTTTGACAATTTGCAAAGATATGTGTTGATTGATTCAGGCATAG